CCTTCTCGTGTGAGAAGGTCTTTTTGGTGGAGCATATAGGAATTCGATACCTAAGACCTCTACAATGCGAATGTAGCGCGCTACCGAAATCTCTCTATCTCATCCCCAGAATACCAGACTGTGGGTATTGAGAGGTGTAAATTGGAATTTGTCTAACTATTTTCTGAAATCCATTTCTTTGACCAGGCAAACAATGTTTCAGACATCAAATTGAACTCTACCGCTCCGCCATTTTTCAAATTCAAAAAGGTTTCCACAATAGACCGCTCATCCGCAGAGATAACTTGAAGCAAATCCTTCTGACGGCTGATATAATTTCCGGTTTGCTTAAAAGCAATTGCCTGTACAACGAAAGAAGCAGATTTATACAGTCCCCGCAAAACATCTTCGCTCTTCTCATACAGCATATTGTGTACACATCCGTGGAATATATTGCAGGCACTGATTTTGATCGCTTTGTTCACAGCACTTTCATCAACAACAGCCATCACCTCGTCAAGACTTCCCTTGATTGGTGTGGTGTCATGGTAAAACTGGAACAGATCGGATGGCTCCCAATTTACTATTTCCTTTTTGCCTGAAAGGAAACCGCAAATCAATTCCCTGTGTGGCAAAACGTCCAGCATGTCATGATAATCTTGAATGTCCATAGCAGACAATTCATCCAGAATGACAACAATATCAATGTCACTTGTTTCTGTTGCTTCACCACGACCATAGCTTCCTTGCAAACCAACGAACCACACACGGTTTTCAAAGCGATGGTTTAATGCTTGTAAAAAGTTCGTCATCCATGTAGTAATGTCTATCAACTCAATCACCTCGCCGTATTCTGTTTTGTCGAGTCTATGATAACATGAATATATGCATAAAGCAAAAGCCCTTCTCTTTCGAGAAGGACTTTGTGGTGGAGCATACCGGATTCGAACCGGTGACCTCTACAATGCGAATGTAGCGCGCTACCGAACTATGCCTAACTCATCCCCACCGGTAAAAAAATATCACCGGCGAGGGTATGCATCCATCATTATGCCCAAGATGTTTTCTTGCTGGATAGTATATCACAGCCCTTATTAACTTGCAAGCGTCCGATAGATGCGGGAGGATTCTTCAATCGTGAGGCTCTCCATTGAGCGCTCGATGGATTGCGTGAAATCCTCGGAGGAAATGAAGAATGTGATGGTGATGTGGTAATCCCGATCAACCGTCACCCGTTCGATGATCCGTGCCAGGATCATCTTTTTTTCGTCCGTTGTAGCGCCATCGAATTCCTTGGCCCAGTCGGTAATGTGGTTGTATTGCTCGGTCAGATGCCGGATGCGGGCGTCCTCGGTTTCTTTCTCCGTTTGGCATTCGCTGATCGTAGCCTCGGCTTCCGCGATGGCGGCCCGGTTTTCTGCCAGCAGTTCTTTGAGCAATTCCGGCTCGAATACGCTGTCGCCCGTCATGGATTTCAGAACTTCTTTTTTCAGATTTGTCTGCTGGGCCGTCAGCTTTTCAAGCTCGCGCTGGGCGGCCTTGAGGCGGCTGGCCTGTTTAGATCGCATCTGGCGTCGGGTCTGTTCCTTCCATACGCTGTCCACGGTATGCGATATGTCGTGGAAATACTGCCGCACTACCTCCAGCACCGCTTCTTCCACCTTGGCGGCGGAGTATACGGATTGGCCGCCACAGCCCTTGGCCTTGGTCGCGCCGTTATAGCATCGGTAAATGGGCCTGTGGTACGCGCCAGCGGCTCGCTGCTTTGTGGCATAGCCACCAACCAGCTTGTGGCCGCAGTGGGCGCAATGCAGAATACCTGAAAGTAATGTCGCGCCGTATACGGAAGCCTTTGTTTTAGCGCTGACCGGCATGGCGGCATTTTCAGCCTCGCGCTCAAGCATGTACTTGAACGGGATTCTGGATTCCATCATCCGGCTGGCGAATTCGAAGTCAGAGTCGGATACGAGGCGCAGATGCTCAAGCGGCTCCGAGAGCGTATCGTTCATGTGCATGCGGCCCGTATACAGCGGGTTTCGCAGCATATTGCGGATGGTCTGCGCCGTCCAAATCTTGTCGGGATTCGGATATTTGGCGTTTAGATAATTTGCAGCGCGGAGGGTGCCGTAACCTTGCTTGCAGCAGAGATCAAAGACTTCCAGTACGATGGGGCCTTCAACCTCGTCGATCTCCAAGTCATAGAGCGGGCGGTTTTTCTTTCCGATGCGGCCCTTGTGAACCAGCTTGTAGCCATAGGGTCGCTTGCCTCCGCGCCAGATGCCATCAGCGGTCATCTGCGTATGCGAGGCTTTCACGCGCATGGAGGTTTTTTCGGATTCGCCACCAGCCTGCCAGAAGCGAATGTAGTTAATGAGCTTATCGGCGCGGTTGTCGATGCGCTGCTGGCCTTCGCGGGTACTCCATACCTCGATACCATGCTCAATGAACCATTGCACTACCAGCGGGGTTTCATCCTCGCGGCGGCCAAGGCGGTCGAACATGAAAACCAGCAGCACGTCGAACATCTTTTTCTCGGCCATCGCTCTGATCTCTACAATGGCGTCGCGCTTGTCGGCGGATACCTTATAACCGGATACGCCTTTCTCCATCCGTTCGTCGTAGAATTCCCAGTCGTTCATGCGGGAAATAAAGTCCATGCACTCGCGGCGCTGCATAGGGATATCGTCGGTCTTATCCACCTGTCCTTTGGTGGATACTCTGTACAGGCAAAGTACTCGCTTCATGATTGTTACTCCTTCTTCTTTCGAAGGCTGCAAGCAGCATCCCTGCCACGTCCCTACGAGCCTGCGGGTTCGATTTGGGGCTGAATACGAGGGTCACTTTGCAGCCGTTGGATGTTGTCATATCGCGGCATTCCTGTACAGTTGGTTGCGTGCTTATTCCGTTTTCAAGGTACATCGATATTACCTCCTGCACTGTAGCATAAAAGGCCCGTGGCTGTAAGAGCTTCGGGCCGCTTTACGAAAAAATAAGAAGCAGCAACTGTACGTTCCATGTGACCTCCGTTTCTTGGCATAGAAAAAGGCGGAAGCGCCTGCCTCCGCCTGATGCCGTTAGATAACCTTCGAGTAATTGCCGGAAACCCAGCCGATCTGAGAACCGATCACCACGGCATTCCAGCCATTGGGCGCGGTTGCGATATATTCCAGCGTGACGCCGGGTGCGACGGCGCTGATCCGTGCATACTTGGTCGCGTTGCCCACGCGGACATTGACCTTGCCGCCTTCGGAGACGATCACGACGGTCGAACCAGCAGGCTTGGGGATATCCGGCGTCTCCGTTTCGGATTCATCCGCCGGAGGATCATTCTGGCCGTCGTCATCATCGGCGACGGTGTCCATCATGGTGGTGTGCGTTTCGATGCCGTACTTGCCGTCCGCTTCGATTTCCAAATCCTGCTGGAACATGATCAGGGCTCTTTCGGTTTCGGTGCCAAATTTGCCGTCTGCGCCGTACTTGGGCAGGTCGTAACCGAGCTGAATCAGCAGTTCCTGCATGGCCTTCACATCCGCGCCGTTCATGCCTCTGGAAAGCTGGCGGCTGCCGAGCGTAACCGTCGTGGGCGGATCAATGGCCGTCGCGCCGTCGTTGTAGTCGATGAACGGCAGCTTGTACCAGTTCGTCCAGCCGCGCCCGGAAATCTTGGTCTTGACGCAGCCGCTGGAAAAGCCCTTCCATTCGACGGCATAACCGTCGCCTACGGTATAGCCGACGTGGCCATCTTTGTGCAGGGCGATGCCAACCACATCCGGCAGCGTATCCATGCCGCCCCAGTCCATACCCTTGGACTTGGCATACGAGAACATGCCGTTGGCGGATTTATCCGGACACCCATTTGCGCCATATTTGCTGGTATAGGTGGCGTCCGTGCCAATGGATTCCACGACGCCGATGCCGCCACCCGTCCATGCATAGCCCTTACAGCCGCCGACGCAATCGGCGCACACCTTCTTGGCAGCGATGTCCTTCTTGTATTGAGCCGTGCGACTGTCCTTGTAGTGGGACGAGTATTGCTTGGCCTTGCGGCTGCGCAGGGATTCAGTGCATTTATAGACACAGGTTCCGTACCAGTACGGCTGGCCGACCATCGCAAGACAGAACGCAGCAAAGTGCTCGTTCGTGAAAGGCGTATTGATTCTTTCGGACATAACTTTTAACCTCCAATGAAAAGGGGCGGCGGCTTAGTTGCCGTCGCCCGGAAGGGTCGTGGTGCCTTCATCGCGGTTGTGAAGCTGGGCCAGAATGGCCTTGAGCTTCTCCGGGATGGGAAGGCCAAGATGCGCGGCGTTTTCCAGCATGGAAACGCCTTCGTTGGAGAGATAGAAGCAAATCACAGCGCTTCGCAGGGCCTCGCCAGTGCCGACAACGTACATATCCACGATGTGCGCAACGCCCACCAGCATGACGATAAGCACCTTCTTGGCGATGCCCTTAAAGCCAACCGAACTGGAAAGCGTCTTGTCCGCAATGGCACACATGATGCCAGTGACATAGTCCGTCACCATGAAGATGATGAGCGCGGTCATGAGGCCGTCAATGCCTCCGAGGAAATAGCCGAGCCAGCCGCCAATGACGGAAACCGCCATCTGAATCTTGGCCCAAACAAGGTCGATAGTGAAATCACGCATAATAGAGTCCTCCTATGTTTTGATATAGCAAAAGCCGCTCACAATGAGCGGCCTTACGCTTCTTCGATCTGTTCGCCGGTATCTTCAACACCAGCCACGGGTTCATCGATGACATCGCCGGATGAATCCTGCGCCTGCCAGAGTGCGGGTGCATTCGTCGGTTCCCAGCCAGCCTGCGCCGTATGCGCCTGCAGGCAGGTGTACATGATGCCATTTTCATCCGGGTAAGCCACCTCATCGCCAACAATGTAAGCGATGCCCGAGGCCCATACGCGTACAGCATCGTCCGTCACAAGTTCCACCTTCTGCCAGAGGGCAGGCGCAAGATCGGGCGTCCACGTTCCCTGCGTAGTATGGGCTTGCAGGCATTTCCAGAGGAAGGCACCGAAGGTGTAGACATCGCCCGGCAGGACATCAATGCCCGGCTGCCAGAGGCGGCCTTCCAGCGCAGGCTGAATGGAAAGCAGCTCGGCGTCAGAGATGCGATTGTCCGCGACGGCCAGCCTGAGCAGCAGGCCCAGTGCGTTGGGAAGCGCTTCCTCGGCGCTCACGCGGATGAACTGCTCCAGCGGCAGCGCCTGCGCAATGAGCTCCGGGGAAAGCTCGGTTCCCTCGACGATATCAAGTTCGTCCGGGAACACATAGACCTGATCCGACGTAACCGACATGAGGTTGAAGGATTCGCCAGTCAGATTGTAGTGGACGGCGTCGGTGCGCTGCGCCACTACAAAAGAAGAGCAGATGCACATACGCACCTGCCCTGCGAGCGGGATCACAATATTCATTTTGAACTCCTTTCGATCATCCAACAGCCGTGCTGCCGGAGAATACACATTGGATATACGGCTCATAATTCGTATCCGTGCCACTCATGCGCATATAGCAATTTGAGTAAGTGGACGAGCCGAAATCATACGGGGACTCATAGAGACACAGGCCGCCATAGGTGCCGTCCGCCAGCCCCTGTACAGCGGCGACAGGGATGCTGAAAGTAACCTGCGAGCCTCGTCCAATCGTGCCGAGTGCGCCAAAGTTGGCAGCGATGCTGGGCGTGCCGCTGGCTAACGTGTTCGAAATGGCACACAGGTATACGGTCTTGGCGCTGGAGGAACCAGAGCCGGTTTTGCGATGAAGCGTGAGCGTTGCGCTTTTAACCGTGCATCCAGATAACAGATTTCGTGCTGTCGAGAACCACATGCAGCCTCGATGCCAACTGAGGGAGGACGAAAATCCAGCATCGTTATAAACGCCCTGAATTACATCCAACGTATCCGTTCGCCAGCTTCCGCGCCACGATTTAGTGGTGGATGCGTACATGATGCCGGTTTCATCCGGGGTGACCGTCGGGATGGCCGTGCCATAATCAACGGTGGTGTTGCTGGCGAATACCTGTCCGTTATTGCCTGATCCCATACTACCCGCAGGAACAGTACCCGCTGCGATGATGATTCCTGCGTAAGAAATCATCGACCAATTGCAGGAACCCTTGCAATTGAGCAGGAATGCCTGTCCGGTAAAGAGTTCCAATCCCTGCAGCGCGTTGTACAGGCCACAGGTGTTCATGTATACATAGCTGCCCTTGCTATACACGGAATCGTAGGTGACGGAGTTGGCGTCCAGCGTACAGCCATAAAATTCCACATAATGACTCATCAGGATTTCCACCAGATACGACTGGTAAGAGGAACCGTTTAGGCCGCGCACCTCTCGCAGATGCACATTCTGGAAATAGATATGTGCGGAGCAGCCTTTAACCTTGACAAAGCTGTTCAGGATGGAATTGCTCGAATAACCATAGATAATCAACCTGCCCGGCCCAGTAATGCCTTGAATCAGAACGCCAGCGGGCTCGTATGTTGCTGTGCCATACGGCAGATACACAAAGACATCCTTATCCAGAAAGCGATTCTTCAGCGCGTTCATAGCATCGCCAAGGGAGCGGAAATAGGTGTCGCTGGTGCCGGAATACGACGGACTGATGTAGATATCAGAAGGCCCGAAGTATGCCTTGGCCACCGAGTCGGAAATGACCTCATCTGCGTACAATTCCTTAAATCCAACGTTGCCGTCGGCGCTCATCTCCATCAACACGTTTTCGTTGTTACTGGGATCAAGCAGCTGGAGAAGGAAGTTTTCGGTGGTGATCGAGACGTTGTTCGAGCCGATGGTAATGCCGGAATTCTTCACTTCCTGTGCGCCGACAGCAATCCACGTCGAGCCGGTATAGCGCTTGAGGATCGGCGGCGACAGAGACAAGTCCAGCCAAAGCATATTGGTGTACAGCGTGGTCGGCGCGGTCGTACTGCGATAGACTTTCTCGGTATTGTAGGTGCTGGTGGAAACCTTTAGAGCTATCTGGTTGGCCTGCTGAGAAATGGTGGATTCTGCCGTGGTCAGGCGCTGATTGACGTCGTTGAGATCTTCCGGCGCAGCGCTCCAATCGGTGAAGGAATCGCTCACCTCAACTTTGACATTGCGGAATTGAACGGTGCCCGTAGAGCCTACAGCGTTGGCTGTACCAAAGGAAAAGTAAGCAATCCCTATCGGACTGTAACTGGAAATATTCATAGGGCCTTTTGTGATGCGCACCCAGTCATCATCCGTTGCGGCGAAATCCGAATCCGTTGTCCGCAGGTAATATCCGCGACCGGTTACTTTGGTATTTCCCGAGTCATCAAGGTACTGGTAATAAATCCACACGCCGGAATAAACACCGGCAGTGGATGCGGAAGCAGCTTCAACATTCGTGCGCTTGATGTCAAAGCTCATGCGCAGCGTCTGGCATCCACCGGAATGCGCAAACAGATCGTCCGAAGTGTAAATCTGGACGCCGGTATAGCTGGTAGTGGTGCCAGATGCGTAGGTGTAATAACCACCGACGAATTTGACTTCCACATGCGAATCCAGCGCATAGTTCCGGCCACCATACTGGTCATACCGGTAAAGTGCGCTGGAGCGGATTCTTGACATGAGCTGATCCGGTTGCAGCTTCAATTCAGCAGAATCCATGCGCTCAGAAAGCGAATCGACTGCCGTCTGGTCAGCTTTAAGGGCAATGGCGGCGTTTGTTTGTTCGATGGCCGTCTGCGTCTCTACACGCAAAGTTCCGACTTGCGAAAATGCCTCGTAAGCTACTTGCGACAGCGGCTTGAATGCGCCGTCCACAAACCGGTACATCGGGTGCTCCGGGAATAGGCTCGAATAGTAAGCAGAAGTCATCGTACCCAGCAGCATATAGGTAAGGCCGTCCTCCGCTGTGGGAACGGTACAGGTCAGGTAATCCTCTGCAGGCGTAAACGTCGTGCCTTCCAGCGTACCCACCAGATAAAGGGACGCGCTTTGGACGCCTGTGAAATCGTTGAGGTGATACCGCACATAGAGACTGGAATACGCCAGATAGACATTACTGGTCGTGTACCCAGCCGTTATTGGGCTGGTCAGCCACAGAATCGGCTTAGATACGTTGAACGGGACACCGGCAGCAAGCTGAAAGAATCCGTTATCATCACCGACGATGTATCTGAAATGAGCGCAGGTTTCCTTTGCCCGGATAGAACCGTAACGAATACGATCATAGGTGTCTGAGTTGTAGTTGGCGTCGGCCCACCAGCCTTCCGCAATCGTGGTGGTGAAATACGTTGCATTTTTGCGGTATGTGAAGTGGACGATATTGCCGCCCACATACTGCGTGGAGAGGCGTGTGCCTTGGCTGTAATAACAAGGAATCGCGCCAGTCGTGGTGCCATCCGGGAAGGTAAGCTCCAGCGTAACATTCGACGCACCGCCATACGGCAGCCAGTACGTGATCTGCTGGCCATCGGTCAAAGAGGAAAAGCTCACATTGCCCGTCCATGCAGCACCGGTTTCCGTTTGCGTGCCCACAACGAATTCCGGGCCGCCACCCGAGACGGAAATGGATGCCAGATCTTCTTTGTATTTGGCGCTGCCAGTGACAGTGGAAACGATGGCGTCCTCAGTGATTTTCAGTTCAGCGGCAGACATGCGCTCCGCCAGCGCATCCACGCTGGTCTGATCCGCCTTTCCAGCAACCATCAGGCGGAGGTATTCGTTGCCGGTAATGTCCATGGCATTGAGCGCCGTTATGGTCGCCTCACGGGCAAAGAGTTCGTCCACATCCAGATTGGCGGCAATCAGGTTACAGATGGTTGCGTTTTCTCCGAAGATTTCCTGCGCATTGAGTACCTGCGCCGTGATGGAACCTTCAATGAGTTTTTGCGTTCCATGAATGGACTGGTCGGCCACGTCATCATTCGATACCTGCTTGAGCGTCGTGGTCACATTACCATCCGCACCCACAGAAACTGAATAGAAATGACCGTCCTCGCCTTTTACAACAAGCTCGCCAACCGTCAGGGAGACCATGTTGGCCTCGGTTACAGCCAGACGCGCAATGTAGAGCTCGCCAGCCGTACCTTCCGTGATGATGGCCGTGTCCGTCGCAAGATCTTTGATGTGCGACCAATCAATGTCCGCCGTGCCGATGTCCGCCTTGACCATGCTGGCCACAGCCGCCGATAGCGTCGTAATGGCCGCCCAGTCAATATCAGCCTCGTCGATGTTGGCGGAGGTGATTTGCGCTTTGCTGATCGTCGCGATATCCGCAGCCAAGGTTTCGATTTGTGCCCAGTCAATATGTGCATTGATGATATTAGCCGTAGTCAACTGTGCGACGGAGATCATGGCGATGGAGGAATACAATTCGTCCGTCGTAATGTTCCCGGCGGCCAGTTCCTGAATCCGTGCCGATACTGCATTGAGCGCATTGACGTTTAAGACATCGATTAGGGCCTCGGCGATATGAGCACGGGTAATGGATGCGTCCTGAATGTGGGCGCTGGTAATGGCGGCGTTCTGAATATGCGCCATCCCGATAGCAGCGTTTTTCACTTGTAAGCTGCCAACAGAACCGCTCTGCAGATGGCCGCTGCCGATGGAATTGAGTGCCAGCTTAGTGCCGGTAATGGAGCCGGACGCCAGCTGCCGGGCAGATACCGTTGTGCCTTCCAGCGTAGTAGCCGCTGTTCCCAGCGTCACAGCCGTATACCTGCGAGTCAAACAGTCGTAGGTATACTGGGTCATGCGCATGGTCACTTCTACGCCGATGCGTCGAGCAATAACGCGGACGCTATCACCGAGGAAGATGTCTGAAAGAGCGCTGTACTGGGCATATTCTTCGGCATCCGTACAGTTGACGAAATCGACCTTGAGCGTTACCGTGGGCAGATCGCATCCGGCGTCATACTCTGCCTGCACTGCCTTTCGCATATCTGCATAGCATTCGGTCAGGCTCTTGTAATTGTCGCCCTCGGCCACTTCCTTGGCTTCCGTCACCTGCATGTGAATCCACTTCGGATGGACGTATGCACCAATATTGGGACTGTCGATATAAAGCTCCGGTAGATAAAGAATGTTGCCATCCGCATCCTCGCCCGTGGGCATGATACGAGTGACAACATCGGTTTCGTCAATATCGTAAGAAATGCCGGTCAGATTCTTCCGTTCCCGGATATGCACATCCGAGTCCGTACCGACGCGGCCTACAAGGAATACATCGAACCAGTCACGGGCCAATTCGGCTCCATACGCCGACGTCAGGCCGCCATCCCCGAGCAGGGCCTCAACCGGATTCACATTCTCGAATTCCACGTCCTCTGCCGTTGTAGTCAGATCGGAGTAGAACGTAAAAGGATGGCCCGAGAGGCATTTTGAAGATATGTTTTGAGCGACCGTAGCGCCTGCTGTACCAGACGTGGGCGTATACGACTGAATCATATTGTCCAGAAGATCATAGAAAATGTGCCGGGCATAGACGGTCACTTTGTCGAGCTCCGGCACAATGCGGTAAATCCTAAACGGCTGATCACGCATCTGGCGGGATTCGATGACCTCGCCAGTAGCTTCGGCAGCCGTGGTCGTGGAACGCACGAAGGTCAGGTATTCTGCGGACATATAGCCGTGGCGGCCATCCGGGCAGGAAACCTCATACCATGTGTCCGAGGTTTTATCCAGCACGACCACCTGCGTCCCCTTTTTATATTTCCCGAGGATCTTATAGTCCGTACCCGTGCCAGAGCGCAGGCGCAGCGGATCACGGCTGGTCGAAACCTTGTAAATATCATACCCGACGTTCTGCGAGACAAGACGTACCTGCGGCGTCATGGCGGCGGGAACAGGAGCACGGAGAATATTACCTTCCGCCAGCCGCTGCCATTTTCCGAGATCGTCAATGGGATGCACCAGCGTAAGCTCCCACTCGCCGTTCAGGGTTTCCGTCACTGTACAGGACTGAGGATCAAGCGGCCCGAGGCCATTGTTAGAAAAATCCGTGCAGTTCGCAGCATAAACGCAAATCAATCTGGTTCACCTCCATTTGGGCATAATAAAAGCGCCACTCGGTTGAGTGACGCGAAAGGGAAAGCAGTTTATTCTTCGAGTAGGTAACGAAGCATTTTCTCAGGGTTTTCCAGAAAACGGAGAGACACTTGATAGTGCTCGGTTTCTTTATAGCTAACAGAATGGATGCCCTTGGAGCTCAGTTCATATATCTCCGCGCCCGGATATGCCATGAGTATTGGCGAATGCGTTGAGATGATAAACTGGCTGTTTTGCTTTACCAAGCTGTCGATTGCGGAAATGAGCGTCAATAAGCGCATGGGAGAAAGTGCTGCTTCGGGTTCGTCAAGGATATAAAGCCCGTTGCCACCGAATCGATTGAGGACAACTGACAGAAAACTCTCGCCGTGTGACTGCTTATGTAATGATATCCCGCCATAGCTACTTATCACAGGAGCGCCAAAACCGCCCTCTTGATCCATCTCATCAATATTCGTGGCCACGTTGTAAAAGCTTTCTGCTCGAAGAAAGAAACCATCCTTGGGGAAGTCGTATTTTGCCAGAGCCAGACATTGATGAAGTTCGGAATGGGTGGAATTGGTGGAAAAGGAGAAATTCTTTGTGCCACCCTCCGGATTAAACCCGGCTGCGACTGCAATTGCCTCAAGTAGAGTGGATTTTCCTGTTCCATTCTCCCCGACAAAAAAGGTTACTGGTGAATGTATTTCGATATGCTTCTGCTTTTTCAGATGCTTGATTACAGGGATACCGTTCAAATAGGAACCAGAAGAAGGATTCCTTTTGAGCATAACGTCTCCAATGAAGCGATTTCGATTGAAGGTCAATGTTATCCCTCCTGCCAGCGTATTCTCTGTAGCTTAAAACCAGTGCTTCTGCATGGCTTCCAAGAATTCTCTTGTTATTGGATAGTTTGAACTCTCGCCAATAACCGCATCAACACCACAATATGGGCAAAGAGCCGTTCCTTTTTGGTCAGGTATCCATTCAACAATCTCCGAAGGGGAGAATATTCGTAAGCAATAAAAACATCCGCATCGATGATCCGTCATTAACATGGGTTTGTTGTCAGCGGAAAATCTATGTGCTGCAATAATGTCCATATGCAGTTCACCTTACTTGCTCTTTAATACTTGTTCATAAAGTACTCGTAGAATTCCATTTCCTCATCTTCGGTCGTTGATTTATCAATAAAGGCTTGCAAGTCACTTTTCATTTGTGAGTATGTGTCATCGTAATTCTTGGAATTACAGAAAACTGTATGTACCATGGCCCCGTACACGCCACAAGTAATGGCGTAGTATCTGGAACACTCCTCTAAAGTAATTCTGCAAGAGGCTTTGTATTCTTCATCATAAAGGATAGTGCCACCCTCGCTTCCAGAAGAGCCGATAACATACATATTCTTCCACATATACATACTTCCTTACAAACTCTGATTTATGTGAATATTAGAATCGGCACTCATTCAGCGCTTGCAATGTGGCAGTATAGTCGCATTCACGCAAGGCGTGGATTTCTGCCGAATGCTGTGCCATAACATATTCCTTTATGCGGGCCTTATCGTTTGTCGAGAGGGCTGTGCCTTCGATGACACCCTCGAATGCTTTGAAGAATACTTTTTCTTCACCACTCAGTTTTTTGCCATCTTTTACTCTTTTCAGCAAAAGCTCAAGATAATCCCGAATAGCATACTGCATCATGAGGTTTTCGTGAATGCGGCCTTTCGATTCGGTCTTTTTCTTTAGCTGTAATACTTTGAGTGCTTTGTGCTGAACAAGCAATTCCCGGAATTCGTTTTGCAGATAATCACACCGTGCAAGCAACTGCGCATTGTTCTTCTGGAGAGAAGCGACCTGCTTTTTCAGCTTATTTACCTTGGGCTGCGCGATAAGGAAACCGGCAATAACACCAAAGATGGCACCGATGATCAGCCCCAGCCAGTCTTTTAACTTCTTCATTCGGCATCCTCCCCAAAGAAATCAAGCAATTCATCCACATTGGACTCAGCTTTACGGAATGCAAGAAGGTAATCATCGGCAGATGCATGATTAGTCAAATGCATTTCGTCCATGTCAAAGCTGTTCAGAACGGCATTTGTTTCATCCGTAAGGGAGTCCGTCATGCGCTGGAGGCTTTTAACATCCTGACTATTCAGGCGATAAAGACGCACAAATGCAGTAAACATCATACCTGCCAGCGGAACGTTGATGTACGGAACCCCTTTCTGCCGGATACAGCCAACAACGGCTTCTCCTAAGAAATTCACAGTATACGCGATGAGGCGAATCTGTGCCCTGCGGATATTATCATCAACACCGCGCATGAGGAAATATAGCTCAGCCAAAGATTTGACAATAACGCCAGCAGCGACATCCTGTGCGCGGATCGTGGCCATATGCGCATAAATCTCATGTGCTTTTGCCTTTGAACCATATGCATCATCAGAAAGGCTCTGCGCGACCTTTATCAGATAATTGGTGCGTTTACCATTTGCGTCATGATAATCAAGGAAAGAGCTTCCCGGCAGCGGCAGACCTTGCTTTGAAGCTGTGTCGGCGAGCAAATGCCGGACAGCCTGCAGAATGCCGCGCAGGCCATTTTGCTCGTACATGAGCTTGAACGGGTTATCCTCACCAATATCCAGAATATCATGGCCCCACAAAAGCCTGTGAAATAACCCGTATGCGTTCTTCTTATCGCGGTTGATAAACACATCGCTCATGATATCGATGTGGTCGCCCTTGTGATAGAGTGCGTTGCCAAGGAACGACTGAAAGCGGTCATATTCGCCGCTCGCACCACTGGCAGCCTTATGGATCTGATCCAGATAATGAGCAAGATCCTTATTGGTGCTTATAGCCACGCCAGCGATGCCGATGGCCACTGCATAGCAATAGTCCCAGCCGTCAAGGTTTGATTCAATCTTACCGAGATCTGTGGCGCAATCGCCTGAAAGAAGCGCCTGCTCATCGACAATACGGGTCAGCGATTCCTCAACAGAAATCAATGCTGCCCGATATTCAGCTTCAAAATTCGACACGTCAAATCTCCGGGAACATAAGCGCGACCCACAGAAGCTGCCCAATCAGGCTATTGTCGCAGCTTCCGAATGCTTTCTGGATGCGCCGGATATTGTCCTCGTCAATCACAATATCCTGTGCATCACCGAGGAGCTTGAATTCTTCAACAAGCGCGGTGCAGGACTTGCAGGTATCAAGATCGAGGCTGTTCAGCAGAAAATCCAACTGGTAATTAGGATTTTTATGGCTTGCAGCATAGGCTTTCACCAGACGCTGGCTGATACGAGCATTCATTCTATTCGCCTCCTGTATGGCATTCAAATCCAAATACATTATAGCAAAAGGAATGCAAAACTGAAAGAGGCATACCGTTACAAATAACGGCATTTCACGACAGAATCAGACAACGTAACGCCAATTGGGCTTGATGACCACGCTGGATACGCTGCCAGACCATGATACCGCGTTGAGGCCCGGCTCCAGCATTGGGAATTCTCCGCTCATGCGGTTGTTCATGGAGGTTACGCCGGAATACGCCTCCATGAGCGGTGTATCCAGCGTGATGCTGCCGCTCATATCGGATAGCTCCACGATGGTCATGCCCACCATGAGCGTGATCTCTCCATAGCCGGTTACGGTAATCACAGGTTCCGAGGCCACATTGCCCGGATTCGTGATATATGTCCCGGATGCCGTGAGCGTAATGGGTTCCACATCCGCCTGATACCAGAACGGTTTGCACCGGAAGTTTATGGAAAACGACCGGTGCGGATTGCCGCGCAGGATTTTCTCAAAGCTGATCTGATTGGCAATACGGGCATAATAAAAGCCACCATCACGGGTGGCAAAAGTGACCGTGCCGCTGCCCTTGAGCCAGTTGGCAATTTCGGGGATGCGGGAAGGATCGGAGATGACACAGGTAGCGGTGAGGATCATATCGTCGTATACGTTCTCACCTTCCAGCGTGGTCAGGCTGCCAGACTTGCCGGGTACATTCGTGAACGTCACGCGCTCTGCCGGTATTGTAATCGGAGGCTGCTCCGTCACATGGATACCGTACTCCGTGCAACGGACGCCATTCCAAGAGAACCAGTCGTTCATGCCATTCTCAATCCTTTCCCGCGCTGCTGCCTGCGCGTCAGTGTCGCAATCTCAACGGCGAGGGAACGAATATCCTGCTCGTCGCGGACATACAGCTTGTCCACCTGAATGGTTGAAGTTGTGTTTTGATTATACGTTCTGCGGTTATCATACGACCCGCTGCCTGCGCCATACTGCGCAGCGCTGGTCATATAGCGGGCCGCGTTGGAGATGATCTTGGCCTGCGCCTTCGTTTCCTGCAATACGCCCTCGCCAAAGCCGCGCATGGTCATGACGCCGACTTCATCTCGGAAAACACCAGACGGTGATTTGATCTTGAGCTCAGATTTGGCGGCATTCACGGCAGAACGCGCCGCAGAGCGCATAGCGGAAATGACGCCAGAGCGTCCGGCATTGATACCGGCCTTGAGGCCAGCCATTGCATTCACACCGGCAGATTTCAAAGTGCTGGAGGTCAGATTGGCATTGACCGCGCTTTTGACATCAGAGGCCACAGCCTGTCCGGTCGGAGTCATATTGTAGGAAGAAAGCGCGCTGGCCAGACCTTCGGCGGCAGTGGTGCCAGCGGTTGCAAGCGTAGACGCGGTCAGCGCCGTAGACACAGCCGTTTCAATGGAGGTGGCCATGCTGGAGGCATCCGTGCTGAAATCAAAGCCAGCCATGCCGACGCCAACGCCAGCCGCGACGTTCTCGCCCGAGGGTTTCATGCGTGTGGAAGGCGATTCGATACCAAGCGCCAGATTGATGGCAGCTTCCAGATTGGCTGCAACGGTTTCGGCGTCAGAATCCCAGCCCGCAGAGGTCATGCCTTCCGCAATGCCGAGGATGACATTGTCGCCGACTTCGTTGGTATCCAGTTCCTGAATGAATGTCAGGACTTTCTGGAGGTTATCCAAATCCTCCTGCTTAACGTCTTTGCCCTGCGAAATGGCCGACACGACTTCCGCGACATAGGTAGACAACCCGGCCAGATTTTCGGCATTGAAATCGAGCTGCATACTCTGGTCGAGAACACTTCGAGCGCCATCCTCGCCGCCCTTGAGCCATTGCCAGAACGTACCCTTTTCCTCATTGAAAGTCTTGATACGCTCCAAAGCGGAGTCGATCATATCCAGTGTCGTGGTGGGCATGATGCCCGCGCTCATGCCAAGCGCAGTTACGCCCAGCTGATCCACTTCGGCTACTTCCTGCCGGAGTGTCTCAATGGCTTCTTCCGAGCCAGTGATTTGTGGACTAATCAGGATGTGCATGGTGCCGTCCTCATCGAGCACAGCCACCTTATCCGGGGTCAGCAATTCCTTGGGAACAAGCGTCGCCGGGATTTCCACGCCATTCTGCCAGAAGGTGGCGTTGGCATCGGATAGGGCTTCTTCCGGGCTTCCGTAAGCTTCGCCCAGCGTGAGGATACCTTGCACTTCGACGGGGTTTTCTGCCATGAACTGCCGGTATGCAATCAGATCATAACCAGAGATCGTCACCATGGTTTCCAGCTTGGGCGCTTCCACGCCTTCCTGCTGAGTAAAGCCGGTGACAATGGCCTCGGTCGTGATTGCGCCGGGATTGGCCGCAAATTCTGCCCAGCGAGTCTCCGCACCGGTCATATCAAGGTCAGTGGCAATCTTGAGCACTTCTTCCGGGATGGCATCCGAGAACATGCTGGAGAGGCCGGGAAGAAGGTTTTCACGGTCGGAAAGAAAGCTCTGGATAGAGGCAATCTGATCCATAGCGCCGGAGAAATCCAGTTCCGGGAACAGATTCTGGACTTCCGTTTCGCTCATGCCGCTATCCAAAAGGGACTGCACTTGCATGAGCAGCGCGATATATTCCGTGATAGCGCCCTCGTCCATATTAGCAGAAATCTCGTTGAGATCTTCCAGAAGCTGGGGCTTTTCAGACTCATTGGCCGCGCTGTATTCGCGCAGTTTTTGCGTTAGGGTATCAATATCGGCAGCAGCGTCCTGAATATCGGACTGCTGCCACACGGGCATGATGATCGAGGCCATGGTCTGCGCATATTCCTGCGCGGCAGCCTGTCGGTCAGCATTGTACCGGGCGTTGAGCTGATCAAGCGCAAGCTGGCGCTCCGTTTCATCGGCAATCAGCTGGATAAGCTGGTACTCTTTGTCGTACTGCGCGTCCAGCTGGGCATTGATGGCGGCCATACCTTCAGCGGCAGCAACCAGTGCATCTTCGTAGACAGACACATCCGCGTCGGATTTTCCCTGTGCCTGGGCGCGGGCGATTTCCGCCTGCATCTGCTGCTCAATGGCGGCAAAGCCATCCGTATCCGCAGGCGACAGATTGTACTTGATCTCAATGGCCTCGCGGGTGTCGATCAATTCCTGCAAACGGATTTTGTCCGATTCGGAGAAGTAGCCATTCTGCCGACGCTTGAGCAGGCGCTCAATTTCCTTATCCAGCGAATCAAGCTGTTCGATGTCGGCAGCCAGCTGATCTGCGACGCCGGTATATCCGCCTTCCTGTGCGGTGGCCTGCATTTCCTTGAGCTCATCGCGGGTAGCGGCAGTCAGTTCCTTAAAGGAATTCGTCCACTCATCCACGATTTCGTCAGTTTCCTTCTTGCCGTCCGTCCATACAGTAAGAAGGCCATTGAGCCACTCGCGTGCAGTTTTGGTATTGCGGATAAAGTCTGCTTCGGAGAGGCCAAAGGCTGAAAGACCTTCGGATGATCCATAGAAAGTCTCAGCGGCAGTATCCTTCCATTCATCAGCGGTGTCCTGCATACCCTCAAGGGCTTCGCGGGCCTGCTTTGCACCGGTTACATAGTCAGCCAGCGCAACGGTGGCCGTAATGACAGCGGCGGCGACGGCGAGCCAAGTGGCCGGAGATTTGCCCAGCACAGAGATAAAGCCCTTCCATCCGCCACCTGCCGAACCAACAGCGGTGGCAAACTTGCCAATGCCAGTGGATACGGTGCCGACCACCTTGACGATCTTAGAGAAGGCAAGGATGGCAGGGCCAGCAGCGGCAGCTATGGCAGCAAACTTGATAATCATGAGTCGCTGTTCTTCATCCAGCGCCATGAATTTCTCCAGAAGTTCCTTTGCGCCGTCGATCAGATTGTGAATCGTCGGGTTCAGGTCATCACCAATACGCTGCGCAGCGAGGACGGCGGTGTTCTTGAGGTTTTTGAGCTTGGATTCCGTGGTGGCGTATCGCTTGCTGGCCTCATTGGACAACGCGACGTTTTCCTCCCACGCTTCGTTTGCCGTTTCCTGCGCCTCCGAAAACAGCTCCGTGGCATTGGTGGCGCGAAGCAAGGTGTCGCGCAGGCGGACTTCGGTAAAGCCCATCTCCTGCAAAGTAGCAATGGCGGAGATGCCGGTTTCGTCCATCTTGGAAAGGCCAACAATGAAGGCTTCGATGGCACCTGCCGGGTCAGACTTCCACATGGCCTTGAATTCATCGGTGGTCATACCAGCAACCTTGGCAAAATCCTTGAGCGAGTCGTTGCCAGTTTCCACGGCAACCTGCATCTGGATCATGGCCTTACTGAAAGCAGTGCCGCCAGCTTCGGCCTCCAGACCGACAGAGGAAAGCGCGGTTGCAAAACCGAGGATCTGCGGCTGGGTAAGACCAACCTGAGAACCAGCAGCGGCAAGGCGCGTGGCCATGTTCATGATGGCGCTTTCAGTGGTGGCGAAGTTGTTACCGAGATCGACGAGCGCTGATCCGAAGCGTCCGAAATCCGTCTGCGCCATGCGGGTGACGTTGGCAAACTGCGCAATCGATACAGCCGCTTCATCGGCTGCAATATCGGTGGAATTGCCGAGGTCGATCATCGTCCGCGTGAAGTCCACCAGATAATCCTTTTGGATGCCCAACTGACCGGCATTCGCCATGACCTCCGCAATCGTGCTGGAAGATGTGGCGATTTCGGTACTCATCTGCTTTACGGAGTCCGAAAGATGCTGGTATTCTTCCTCGGTGGCGTCAACGGTTTTCCGGACGCTGGCAAAGGCGGACTCAAACTCCATGGATGCCTTGACGGATGCAGCGCCCAGCGCCAGTACCGGCGTGGTCAGGTATGTGGTCATGCCTCTGCCGACCTTTTCCATGGCGTCGGCAGTTGCAGAACACTTCTTGGCAAACGCTGTCATAGCATCGCCAGTCTGCGTCCATGCAGAGCGCAGCGTGGCAAGGCGCTCGGTGACGTCCTTGATCTCCGCCTCGGTTTCCTTGAGCGCAGCCTCGGCCTGATTGAGGCCGGTGCGGGCCTTGGTCACAGCATCTGCATTATTCTGCAGGCTCTTGGTATTGGCGGTCAGCTGGCCTTGGAGCTTCTTGACCTCATCGGTGGACTGCGCATATTCCTCGGCAAGCGCGTCCATGTTGGCTTTGGCTGCAATGGTCGCGGAGTCGGATTCGCCCAGTTCCTGCGCAAAGCGCTCGTATTGCTTGGTCGCGGCGGTCAGCTGCGTCTTGAGATCCTTATTGCGCTCGGTGGCCGTTTTCAGGGATTCCGAAAGCCTGCCCTGCCGGGTATAGGCATTCTCCAACTTTTTGTTGGCGGATTCCAATGCACGGTTGTATTGGGTAACGGCCTTTTGCTGGAGAGCAAACTTCTGCTGGAGGGATGCAAGCTGTGCCTGTGCGCCAGTGATGGATTTCTCAAACCCATCCACACCAGCGGCAGCGCGCTTGAATTCGCTCTCGGCCTCCTGAATTTGCTTATTGATGGACGTGAGATTTCTACTGAAATTGTCCCCATCCAGTGAAAGCGACACAACAAGGTCGCGCAACACTTCGCTCATTATGCCGCCTCCTTCTATTTCAAATCAGGCCACACCTGATCGATGTAAGCCCGTTTCGGTTCCTTCTTTTTCTGTTCGCGCCGGGCATCCCACGCCCGGATACGCAAAAAGCCGAGCATGTCCATCCGGTCGATGTCATCAAAACGCCAGCCGGATTCCATGAGGGCGGTATATGTAGAGTAGATATAGTCGGGCAGCGTCAGGATTCCGTTGTCTGGTTCTCCGTCGCTGCCTTCGTAGGGAAATCAGAAAGCACATCCGTAGTCTGCGCCTGCACTGCCATGAGCGCCAGCGCAATATCGTGCATGAGTCGGTCAACGGGATAATTGTCCAGAACATCATCCGGAGAAAACTGATTCTGAAACAAAATGCAAAACCATCGGATCATGGTGTCCATGGCTTCCGAAATGGTAAACTTCGCATCCTCGGGAATGGCCTGCCCCTTGACAGCCAGTTCGGAGAGATGTACGACTTTCGCGTACATCTGCGCTGCGGGCTCCAGTTCACGCAGAGCGCGGCCCGATACGAAGTCAATGCTGTATTTCTTATCACGCAAGGTGCAGTTAATCATGAATACATCCTCCTATAAATGGGATGTCCCGCCGCAGACGATCCACGGCGGGACAAGGGAATTAGGCAGCGGTGAAGGCAGGCTCGTAGACAGAGTCCAGGAAGGTCGCAGCCTTTTCGGCAGTGAAACCATTCTGGCCCTCGTCGGCCACAGCCTGATAGCGACCGTCGCTGGTGCGCTTGATGGCCGTCCACTCGACCTCGCCGGTCTGGCGGGTAATCGTGGTGCCTTCCTTCGTGGCGTAGTTCTCCGTGACCGGCTTCGCCCTGACCTTGTACAGCCAGACGTAGCGATAGGTCTTGTCGGACTTTTCGCTCATGAAGCCCACGGCGAAGTAGCCGGGCTTGTCGCCGGACGCACGGATCAGGACGCCGTTGTCATCAATCTTGTTGGAGAAGATCATCTCCTGAATGGTCAGCGGCAGATCAGCGAGCTTGGTCTTGAAGGAAAGCTCGGGATCGGGATAGAGAACGTCGCCCTCGATGTCATCATAGTACTGGACGTCAGGGTCGTTGTTCTCCGGGGTAATGCTGGCCTCAATCGCGCCAGCCACCTTCTGGAGCGTGCCATAGGTGGTCGCGGTTTCGGTATCCTCCGTCACCGGCGCGATGACCATATTTTTCAGACCCACCGTAGAAGCAACGGCGGGAGCAGCAGTAGCAGCCATATTTTCATACCTCCATTACAAAAGTCCTCGGGCATCAAGAGCGTGCCTGAGTTGTTCTTTTACTTTGTCAAACGCTTCGTCCACCTTGGCGTCGAAAGCCGGACGGACGAAGGGATGCGGCGGCGCGGGATGTGGGCCGCCGTGACCGAATTCCACAGGGTTGGCGTATTCGGCTCCGCCATCCTTACGATGGACGCCGATGGTGACGCGATAGCCACCCTTGCGCTTGCGGATGGCCCTGCCGATCTTGATAGACCGGAGCAGCTTGCCCGTGCGGCGTTTGGGATCAGTGCTGGCATTGTGCAGCATTTGCTCCAAAACCGGCTGGGCCGCATTCTGGAGAATCCAGTTGCAGGCCCGACCGCCATTACCGCCCGAGGTGCGGAGCATATCGGCCATTTGGGTGAGATCATCGCGCAACTCGACGCTGCCCTTCACTTCAAGGCTCATGCTTCCGCCTCCATTCGCAGCACCCACGTCCATGCAATGAGCGTCTGGCGCGTATCGTCGTTATAGGAATCCGCCTCGTCTTCCATGGCAAAGTCAGCGGAGCGCATGGCAGCGCGTACCTGCCGGATAGCCTCGGTCGGGTCGCGCTCAGTCCAGAGATTCAGATACACATACACGCGATACTGGCGGAGAGCATCATCCCAATGCTCGTCCTCATAGGTCTGCGTGGTATAGACCAGATACTGGTCGGGCGGCGTCTGATGCTGGGCCGTTGCCTTCCAAGCACCGGCGTATGCGGGGATACCAGTGGGTCGGAGCGCATCCTGTACCTGTTTCATGGTCAGTTCACTCCCTTCACGGATTCGGTGGACAGCTTCATGTACCGGCGCTTGAAATCAAATTCACCCAGCTTGGTAATGATCTGTCGCTCGCCGTTCCACATGACCCACATGCCGGGTCGGATGTCGCTGCGCCAGCGAATGATGAAGGAAAGTCCGCGCTCTGCGTTTTCGGCGTCAGCAGAAAAGAAGTAACGGGAGGAATCATCCTCTGCAGCAGCCCATACCCGGCAGACCACCTGATCTGCGGCAACGGGATAGCCGTTCTCATTGACCGTATTGACGGTCTGGCCGATTTCGACCATATGGCGAAGCTCGCCGGGATGCGGAATGTGCAAAGGAATCACCTCCAAGTGAGCGCCATCGGCGCGAATAGCGTCCGAGGACAGTGGCAAAGCCACTCCGCAGGCGCGTAGCTGCGACGCGCACTTGGGCGCGGGGCAGCCGTAGCATTAAAACATATCTTCAATGACTCGATAGGGATACAGTAGCGCATGGAAAGCGGTCATCATGGTGGCGTAAGCGTTTTTGTCAGCACTGTCCCGATTCTCATAGAAATGGGACGCCATGAGCATCACAGCCAGCCGCACCGGCTCGGGATTGGTTTCAGAGAAATCATCGCGGCAGAAATCTTCGGCGGCAGCCTGCGCCTGCATGAGCAGGGATTCCAGCAGCGTATCTTCTTCGTCATGCTGGATACGCAGGTGCGCTTTGATTTCAGGAACCGTCACAATCATCCGGCATCACCTCACACATAAGGCCAGCGGAGCGAAGCACTCCGAGCAGAGCATTGAAGTCTGTCCGGAGTGCCGCGACCGTTTTGCCTTCGCTGTCGGGCAGCGCGGAAGCCTTCGGCATCATAAGCGCCTCGGGCAGTCCGACTACCTCTGCGCCGGGAAGGAATGTCAACCTTCCACCGATCACGGTTTCTCTGCCTCCGTGCGCGGTGAAATTGTGTGGTTGATCTTTGTTCATATGGATACCTCCCGAAGCGTGAAAGCAGAGTCATCAGGCGCTCGCCTTCATCTGCATACACTTGACAGCCTCCGGCAGGATCAGCTTGCCATCCACGCGCTCGGAAGCGAGGAAGCCAATCTGACCAGTCGGCGCAAAGAGTTCGTTGAGCTTCTTGAAGGAGCGGCCCTGACGGTCGGCAATCCAGTAGTAACCGAGGTCGCCGAACAGGATGCTCTTGTTGCCGCCCTCAAGAGTGGGCATGAAGGCCGAGGTGTAGACGGGACGGCCAAGCAGCTTATCCGGCTCGCCAACCTGCACGGAGGGCTGCCACAGATAATCACCAGCCAGCGTCTTGAGCTTGCGCAGCGCCTTGACGGTGGAATCGTTCATCATGAACACCGCATTGCGACGGTAAGGCGCACGCAGGGAGTAAAACAGATCCATCACTTCGTCCATGGTGATGGCCGTGGCGCTGGCAGCGGTGACGCCAATCTCCGCGCCATTGGCTGCCAGAATACCGGTGGGCTTACCCTGACCGTCGCCAGTGAAGAAGGCTTCCTCTTCGGCAGCACCGATGCGGCGAGCGAACTCACGGGCGATATACGCAGGGACGTCAAAGGCAGAGTCGTGGAGCAGTTCCTCAGACACCTTAATCATGGTCGCCAGCTTGTAAGAGCCAATGGAGACCATGCCGAAGGAATCATCAGACTCCGGATACTGGCCTTCCTCATCAATCCAAGCGGCAGTACCCTTGGAGGCCACAACCGGGATCTTACGCTCGCCGGAGGTGGTATTGATGACGTGGGCCAGCTGGCGGAAGATGTTCTTTTCCTGCAAGGCTTCGATCAGGGTGCGCTGGTATTCATCCGGCGCAAGATAGCCGCCTTCGGTATCCACGCCCACCTGCAGAGCATTGAAAACCTCGTGCGGAATGGACTTGCTGCGGATGTTGCGCCAGAAGGCAGTCTTGTACTCGTCGGTGGCGCGACCGGTCTTGACCTGATCGGTGCCAGTACCGGGCTTTTCGGTCACGGGCTTGGTAGTCGCCTTACCCAGTTCCACATCGATGACGGCCTGTCGCTCGAGGCGTTCGACCTCCTTGCCCAATGCAATGACATCCGCCTCCATGCGGTCATAGGTGGCGGAATCCTCGGCAGACATCAGGCCATCATTGCCACGATGGGAGTCGAGGAAATTCTTGGCGGCGTCCCACGCCTTGGCGCGCTTTTCGCGCAGAGCGAGAATCTGGTTCATAAATCGTTCCTCCTTAATACTTCAAAAGTGCCAGCCTCTTTTCGAGATCTGACACTTTCACTTTGGGTTGTTCGGGTTCTTTGGGTTCCGGGATTTTTGCCTTGAGCTTATCCAGCAGGCAGTTGGTAACCGCCCTGCGGGAGAAGGTAAAGCTGTCCTCGGCGGCAGCGGGCGCGGATTCCTGCGTGAACATGATTTCATCGCAGAAGCCAAGCTCCAAAGCCTTCTTGGCGTTCATCCACGTCTCGCCGTCCATGAGATGCGACAGCCGAGCGCGGGAAAGGCCGGTCTTGATCTCATAGGCGTTGATGATGGATTCCTTCACTTCATCCAGTAGCTGGATAGCCTTACGCATTTCTTCGCTGTCGCCCATGGCCACAGTCAGCGGGTTGTGAATCATCATGATAGACACCGGCGACATGAGAACCTTCGTGCCAGCCATGGCGATGACGGAAGCGGCGGAGGCCGCGATGCCGTCAATCTTGACCGTCACGTCGTTCTTGTAGTCCATGAGCATGTTGTAGATTTGCGCAGCGGCGACGCAATCGCCGCCCGGCGAGTTGATCCAGACGGTGATGGGGCCGTTACCGGCGAACAGTTCCTGCTTGAATGCGGCAGGCGTCACATCATCGTCGAACCAGCTTTCCTCGGCAATCGCGCCTTCCAGAAACAGAGTGCGGGCGTCGGGCGCAGTCTCATCCCGCGCCCAATTCCAGAACTTCTTCATTCGGGTTCCTCCTTTTTCGGTTGCTCTCCGGCAAACAAGCCAGCATCCGCCAGTTTGGTCATATTGCCGTTGATCAGGTAGAGATCGCCGCCCTGCTCGGCAGGGATGCGGTCAAGGGATTCGAGCTCGCGGATGTCGTTGGCGGACATCCAGCCATTCTGCCGGGCAACGGCATAACCGTTCATGCGGGACTGGTAATCACCACGCAGAAGGCCTTCCACATTGAACCGCGCAAAAAAGCGCCGCTTCTCAGAAGGGAGAAGAAGCGCTCGGTATATGGCCTGTTCCCAGCGGCTGATCCACGGGGATAGGGTATATTTCACGAATTCCAGCGACTGCTGCTCGATATTGGAGAAGGACGATTTCTCAAGGTCGCCAATCATGTGCGGCGGCACACGGAAAATACGAGCGATTTCGTCAATCTGGAATTTGCGGGTTTCGAGGAATTGGGCCTGCTCGGGACTGATGGAGATGGGCTTGTAGCTCATGCCTTCTTCAAGGACTGCAATGCGATGTGCATTTCGGCTGCCTTGATAGATGGCGTTCCAGCTTTCGCGGACGCGCTTCGGGTCTTTCACAACGCCCGGATGCTCCAAGACGCCACCCGGCTGTGCGCCGTTCTGGTAAAAGGCTGCGCCGTATTCATCACAGGCGAGGCCCATGCCGATGGCTTGCTTTGCCATGGCGATGGGGCTATAACCGACAAGGCCATCATAGCCAAGACCCGGAATATGAAAGACTTCCTCAGGCGCGAGAATCACTGTGGATTTCTTGCCGAGGGTATTGGCGTCCGAGTCGGCCCGGCTGTATTCGTAATAGATACGACCTCGGGCATCACGATCCACCGTCATACGGTCAGGCATGAGCGGATAAAGCGCCATGACCTCGCCGCGTCCGTTTCGGATAATCTGCGCGTAAGCATTGCCCCAAAGGAGTAGATGCGTCATAAGGGTTTCGCGGAAACTATACGCCGACATCTCCGGGTTCGGTTCATCGTGCAGGATGGCGTACAGCGGATGATCCACGGCCTTCTCTTTGCCGCCAGCTTCATTGTATTGATAGAAGTGCAGCGGCAGCGATGCAACCGCCTCCGACAATACGCGGACGCAGGCGTATACCGCCGACATCTGCATGGCGGAGCGTTCATTGACGGCTTTGCCTGCAACGGTTGTGCCGAACATAAAGGAATAGTTGCTGCCGTTCAGGGAATTGGCAGGCTTATCCCGCGCCCTGAACAGCTTTCCGAACACACTCATATAAAGAGCAGCCCCCTCTCATCATAAACAGAAGCGCCGTCGCCCTCATGTCGGATGGCCCTATCCAGAGCCATGATGGTGGCGATGGCACCGTCAATTTTCTCGGTTGATTTCTCTTTGTCCGCCTTGATATTGCCAGCCGGGTCAGAGCGGATGGTCACGTTATCGATCATCCAGCGCAGTACTGGATGCCCGCCGTGGGCCAGCCTGCCTTCCAGCGTCAGCTTGAGCAATTCCTTCGTCGGCGGCGACATGTCCTTATAGCCCTGGCCAAACGGGACAACGGTAAAGCCGAGGCCTTCCAGATTCTGCGTCATCTGTACAGCGCCCCAGCGGTCAAAGGCAATCTCGCGGATGTTGTACTTCATGCCGAGTTCTTCGATGAATTCCTCAATGTACCCGTAGTGGATGACATTGCCCTCGGTCGTAAACACGAGGCCCTGCTTGGCCCACACGTCATAAGGGACGTGATCGCGGCGAACACGCAGCTCAATGCTGTCCTCGGGCAGCCAGAAGAACGGCAGAATTTCATACTTGCCGTCCTCGTCGGTCGGTGGGAATACCAGCACAAAAGCCGTAATGTCGGTAGTACTGGAAAGGTCGAGGCCGCCATAGCAAAGGCGACCACGCAGGCGCTCCGGATCAACGGCATACGAGCAGGCGTCCCACTTGTCCATGGGCATCCAGCGCGTGGTGGCGCTTGTCCATTGGCACAGATGGAATTGCCGGAACTGCATTTCTTCCGCAGGGTTTTGCTTGGCGCTTTCGCAGGTGGTGCGGTAATACTCCACGTCCACCGTCTTGCCCAGCGAAGGATTGGCCGCCATCCAGACCTTGGGGTCTGTCCAGTCGGCGTCCATGGGCGTGGAATACACCACCGGATAGAAGGAAGGGTCAACCTTGCGGCCCTCCAAAATATCCAGCGCCTTGGTGTGTACCTCGTAGCAGATGGACGTCTTGTCGCTGCCTGCGGTGGTGATGACGAAGTTGAGCGGCTGCTTTCGGGCAGCACCCGAACCTTTCGTCATGACGTCAAACAGCTTGCGATTCGGCTGGCCCAGCAATTCGTCGAAGATGCAGGCATGGACGTTATAGCCGTACTTGGAAGCGACTTCCGAGGAAAGCGCTTGGTAATAGGATCGGGTGGGCAGGTAAACGATGCGCTTCTGACTTTCGACGATCTTACAGCGTTTGAGCAGCGCCGGGCATTGGAGCACCATGTCCTTGGCGACATCGAATACGATGCTGGCCTGCTGGCGGTCATTGGCACAGCCGTAGATTTCGCCGCCTTCCTCGCCGTCTCCAGCGAGCATATAGAGTGCAATCGCGGCGGCCAGTTCCGATTTTCCAGCCTTTTTGCAGATTTCAACGAAGGCCGTTGTGAACTGCCGGTATCCGTTGGGCTTGATGATGCCGAAAATGTCCCGAATAATCTGCTCCTGCCAATCGAACAGGAGGAACGGCTGTCCGGCCCACACGCCCTTGGTATGCTTTAGCGATTGGATGAAATTGACGGCATGATCTGCGCGTTCCTTATCGTAATGGGACGTCGGCAGCATGAACGGTGTCGGCTTATACCTTTTTGCCATGATGCCTGCGCCCTCGCTTTCTCGGATAGTTCAGCCGGGCGTACTCACCAAAGAGCAGCTTGGCCACGCAGTCCCGCGTTCGTGCTGCCAGAGGCGCATCCGGGAACGTGCCAAGGTGGTGCTTTTTCCCGTGGTGGTGGATGTATGCCTCATAGAACGATGAGTCCCGGACTTGGCTGACGCCGATGAATCCGCTGGTGTTGGTGCAGCGGCGCTTTTGATTGAATGCGTTCTGCTGATGGGTACACAGGCGCAGGTTGATGCGCCGGTTATCCATTTTGTCGCCATTGATATGGTCAACCTCATATCCGGCGGCATCAGGAAACAGCAGCCGATGCAGCACGACGGTCTTACCGCGCACATGCGTTGCCGGGTATCCGCGCTTTCCTTTGTGCCAGGAATGCGCCTGAATCAGTGGCAGGTCGATTTCGTCAAACAAAAAAGCGCTGCCATCCGCGAAGTAGACAACGCCATGCCCCTGATCGGTCATCTTGTATTTGTTGTTCATGGAAGCCCTCCTTTCCTCAAAAATGGGCAGAAAAAAAGCTCCATATGGAGCGGGGATCATGCCAGCGGTGCCCGGAAAGCAATCCATACATAGGTTTTGCCAGAGTGCAGATTGCGCGGCGTAGTAAATGTGTTTTCATTGATGTTCGTCACATAGTACGGTGCCGTTGATTTATCCACGCCAAATACTGTGTCGGGGACATTTGCGCTATACGACCAATAACGATTAGTAGTCGTAGAAGACGAGCCGCCGGAAGAATTTCTCCGTGCATATGCATGGGAGTAGGCGTGTCCAGATTCTGCGCCAAAGACAATGGACGCGAGACTGTCATATACGGTGGTGCCAGATGCCGAAGGGACAGAAGTATTGGCAGAGGATTTCTTTAGAAAGATGATAGCGCCGGGAACATGCCCGAGATTATGCTCAATCGTCTTTGCGCTGGCGGATGATGCAACAAATGTCCCCGAAGTAAAACCAAGGTCACCGCTGACCGTGATGCTGGTAATGGCAGCGGCAATCTGCTCAAGCGTCATCTTGTCCGTAATTCCTGTCTTCAAGCGGACGGAATCAGCAAGGCCTGTCATCAATTCGTTTACGCTCATTACCATTCACCCTCTAATATTGCTTCTTCCACATGTGCTTTGATCGCGGCCACATCCGCAGATGTCCAGTAGTCCTTGCCACGCACCGGCGTATAACCCTCCGGCCCACGCACAGCATTATCATTGATAAGCTGGATGATCTGGTCATAAGCGTTCTGCGTAGGCGGGTCGGCTGATCCGCCCGTGCTTTTGATGGAATACTTGAACGGGATTTTGACTGCCGTGGATGTCAGCCCATCGGCGAAAATGCCGACTTCTACATAATTGGTTTTGTCGATGTCCGGCACATTCACGGAATTGCCGCTGAAAGGGACATCGACGTATTTGCGTTGCCAAGAAAACCGCGCCGTTTTCAGTTCGTGCGCCGCCCATTCAGCGTCGCAATCAAACTGGATAATATCGCTGGGATTGTTACAGACCAGCTCCGTTCCTTCCGGGACACTGGCAATGCGTTCCCGAATGGTCATTATCACTGTCGCCATAGCGCACCTCATTTCTCTATCAGGGGACTAAAAAAGGCCCCTTTCGGAGCCGGGTGGATTACATTTCATAACCGCGAATGCGAAGGATCTCGCGCAGGGCGTTGATGCAGCGCTTCGGGCTGGAATAGTCGCGGCGGTCGATCTGGCGGCCATTCTCGTACAGGGTCACCATCGGGTAGCCGTAGCTCTCATATGCTTCGATGCGGAAGGTGGATTCCATCTCGCCGTACCAGAGTACGTTCGAGGTCTTGCGCCATTCGCGGCCATAGATGAACTGGCCATCATAGCTGGTCTTGCCGGTGTACTGGAATCCGTTCTGGTTCATGATATCTGCGAAATTGATCTTGCTCTGCTTCATGGTGGGTGCCTCCCGTCGTTTGGTGTGACTGAGTGTTACCAGAGACACCTTGAAAAGACAAGCCTCTTTTGAACTTATCTTTTAAGAAAGCACCGACTAAAAATGGGCCATTGCTGGCCCGTGGGATCATTCGCTGACTTCGCGGATTTGGTCAACCCCGTGAACCGCTCCAAGGGTGGAGCCGTTATCCCATTGGATGTGTACCGTCGCCATATCATCCACAGCCAGCACCGTACCTTTGAGGCGCGGCAGCATCTCACGGTAAGGATCGTCCATGGAAATGAGCTCTATCCGGCTTCCCGCAGGATACCTTTTGCGCAGGCGCTCAACCAATTCGCGTGAAGGCTTATTCATGCGGCACCTCCGTTAGTAGTCGCTGGGGAAAAGCAGCGTCGTGGCGCTTCTGTCCCATTCGGTAATGATCCACAGCTTCCACTCCGAATGATCCGGGTGGGCGTAAGATGCGAAGATGCGGTCATCGCCATTGGCCACCGCGCTGTCGTTCATCTCGGCGTCATCCTTGCCGAGGTCGCCCCAATCGCAGTGCTGGTATCGAGCGAAGGCGGTCTGTGTGAATTGGGAAAAGGCGGTGCTTTCCGCCATGAGATCGGCTACTGCGCGAGTAGCTACTACCTGACCAAGCTGGAATTTCATACGGGTAACCTCCTTGTTTTGTGCCATTGGCTGAGTGAGTGTTACCATAGACACCCCTGAAAAGAAAGGATTTTCCAGCCTTTTTACGACTATTTGAACTCAACTTTCAACCTTTTCAGCCGTTTCGCCGGTGAATTGTTCCCAGCGGCGAATGATTAGGTCGCAATGCATCGGGTCGGATTCGATGGCCCGGCAGCGCCTGCCAGACTGCTCGCAGGCAATGAGTGTGGTGCCAAGGCCTGCGAAGGGATCAAGCACAATGCCATGGAGATCTGCGTGCATTTTGAGGCAGCGCCACGGCAATTCCACCGGCACTTGCTGCTCGCCATCCGCGCCTTTGCGCATGGCAGAAATCTCCCACACACCAGCATAGCCCCACTTGCGCCGTTCCTCACGGGTCAGGCGGCGGACAAACTGGAAGGAATGCGCAGCGAATGCAGACACCCAAGAATATTCTTGGTCGTTATAACTCTCCGTGTCCTGCCCAGCGAATGCGGTCACGTAATCGAACTGGCGGGTGGGCTTATTGGAGGACGCCTGCAATGCACCAGCAGAAGGGATATTGCCGGTCATCTTCCAGACGCGAATCCAGAGAGGCCGGTAATTCTGATCTGCAAACAGTTTCACCGAATGCACCGTCATGGGTTCAATGAACTGGCTGCCGGTCTTGGCGAGGTCACTGGTTTGCCAGCATACGATGTCTGCATACTGGGTAAGCAGCGCTGCGACACGAGCCATACGCTCCAGCCAGGGATCAATGCCGTCCTTGGCGTATGCCTTCGGATCAGTGGGCGGCGTGGTGATTGCGCACTGCGCATGGTCGCTGCCCATGATGCGTCGGAAACTTGCTTCGTCGGCAGGATCGGCGCACAGCAGAACATGATCGCCCAGCCTCCACATATCGCCGCGCTGGGCAACAGGGCCGCCACCATCGGCAACCTTCTTCTTTTCGGCTCCGGCGTCGAAATCATCCTCGGTGGCTTCATGGGAATAGAAGCGGTTGAGCATGGCGTCCACTTCGTCGGCGTCAAAACCGGTAAGCGAAACGTCAAAAGCATCTGCGTCAAATTCCGCCATCAGGGAGGACAGCTTTGCCTCGTCCCAGCCGCCCTGAATTTTGTTGAGGGCGATATTCAGCGCCTTCTCGCGCTGGAGGTCGAGATCAACGATCACGCAGTCAATTTCGGTATGCCCGAGGTCGGTAAGCACTTTGAGGCGCTGGTGGCCGCCGACCACATTGCCGGTTTGTCGGTTCCAGATGACCGGTTCCACATAGCCAAACTCCGCAATGGATCGCTTGAGCTTTTCGTATTCCTTGTCGCCGGGCTTGAGGTCAACCCTCGGATTGTACGCTGCCGGATTCAGCCTGGCGGCGTTGATTTTCTGTATCTCCATATTGCTCTCCTGTCTGGTAGTTTTCATAAGGGACACCGATATAGTCCAGCACCTGCCGCATCCCAAGACCGCCTGCTTCCCAATCGCGCAGGCAATACCGCCACAGCTTCGGATGCGTTTTCTGCAGTCGCTGGAAGCGGGTCGGCTCGGCATCGTAATGAGCGCCAAAAAGACAAAAGACGCACCCAGTGCGAGCGTAGCCCATGTCGTAAATCTTGCTGTACGGGACGTTGTACTTTCGGATGTATGCCCACACGTCATCCTCCAGCCAGAAAGACATGGGTGTGGAGATGGGCCGCTTGGCTTCGTAGGCATTGCAGCCATTGTGCAGCCAATGCTGGGTTCGCAGCTTGGACTCTGCCGCCATCGTTGCAATGAACGGCATACGCCCGGTTTCCTCGGCGTATTTCTTCATGGGCTTTTTCTTCATTTCGTTGCAGCAGCCAGCGCCGATCTTGAAGGGAGCGCCCAGCATATACTGCCACTGTTCGGAAAGATGAAAGCGGCTGGTGCCACCATTGCGCCGGATGCCGTGAATCTTCTCCAGCATTTCGGCAGGGTGGCCGCGCTGAATGCGCTCAATCCATTCGGCCTGTTCCTTTCCGATCACGGGATAGCCGCACTTCTCAATAACCTTACGGAAGGTCATTTCCGGGCGCAGCCACGTCACATTGGGGATGGTTTTCACGAACTCCCTGATCTCCGGGAATTCGAGGCCAGTATCCGAAAAGACCGCAGGCACATCCGGGTACATTTCGCGCACGATATGCAAAAGGACGGTTGAGTCCTTGCCGCCAGAAAAGGAGACATAGACATTGCCGTCCCAGTGTTCGTACCACTCCCGGATGCGTTGCCGGGTCATATTGATCTTTGCCTCCAGCGGGAGGCCTTGCTTTTGCTGTAATTGCCAGAGTTCCATAGGCACCTCGTTTCAATTGGAGCGCGGAGGATGGTGTTGCACCTCCGATTCCCACCGGGATTGGTGGGCGGTTTACTGTTAGCCTATCCGCGCAAAAATACGCCAGCGATTGTTTCTGGCGTTGATGATGTGTTATACTGTATATATTCCATGTGCGTACCCGCGCACGAAATCGGGTGCTTAAAATGAGTAACGAATCCTACTATGTCCTCTCAGACAAACCCTTTTATGGGATGACACCTCCAGAAGCAATGTCGTGGTTAGCTTCTGGCATCGACGAACAAGCCATTGCAGACGCATATGCCACAGTCCATAATCATGTGGGGTCATTGGGACACGAACTCGACGGTGATGATCCGTGGCTGTATGAGGCGTATGATCGCTGGTATGAGATCGAGGAGGAACTTATCCGACTGATTCGCGCTGCGCTGGAAAAGGAGAATTCCGAAGGGAAGGCTGCACATACGTTGACCAATATCGGGACATACTATATGGCAAAGCCTTTTATGGAAGCTCATGGTTACAGAGCAGGCAGCGGATGGTGGATAGAATGCAACGAAGAATTATTCGGTGACGATAGCATGGCGGACTGATTGAGGCACCTTTGCGCCCTTGTACATACCTGCACCAAGCTCATCGATTCTGGAGAACGGTATCTCTGGAACGGTGAGCTTTTTTCTGCATCTGGGGTCGATGAAGTACATATAGCGCAGCTGAAAGCCGGGAATGGGCTTCGCGCCCACATAGTCCAGATACTTCTGGAAATTGTAGGTGCCGTCCGTCACATCGAAGAATGTGAGGCCGCCCAGTTCTTTGCGCGGCGTTGTGGGATTGCTGGCCAGCGTCATCTTATGGATGCGGGTGCCATCTGGCAGCTCGGCAAGATTCAGATTTTCCTTGATGCCAGTAAGGACAAAATTGCTGGCGCGATAGATGGTGCCGTCCCCGCAGGAGCAGGCATCCGCAAAGGAGATGATCCACTTGACCTGCGGTGCGTATTTCTTCAGGAGCTTGATGCTCATGGAGATGGCGCGGCTTTCGCTGTTGCGCGGCAGCACGGAATCAAACGCCATGCGGTTGAGTTCCAGAAATTCATTCCAGCCGGTTCCCTCCACCAAGCCGATAATCTTGCTCTTGTCCAGCGACGGGCCGTAGCTCATGACGCCATGCAGTTGGCCGTCAAGGAACACGCCGAAGTGGAGCTTGGAATTATTGACCACCTTGCCGGAGTAGTGATGCGCCCGGATGAACGGGTTGGCAATGCTGGAGGGGATCACCTTCATAACAATTTCTTTTGCGCGGCCCATTGTCTCACCACCTCATACAGACCGTTGCCGTTATGGTTTTCGTTGGTGAACGTCTCCGTCACGGCCTTCTGGTCATACACATACTTGATCGCCGCCAGAATGAGCTTCGCCTGCTCGTCATGGACTGTAATGGAAATCTGCTGGAATGGCTTTTTCTCTCCATCATCCAGCGTGAAGTTCTCGGAGAAATCCTCGTCGGAAATCACCTCGAAGCCGAAGTCGGCCATAGGCAGCGCAATGTCTGCCAATTCCAGCGGCAGAAGATCCATGTCCCACTGGGCCATTTCGCCGACCTTGTTATCCGCGAGGCGGAACGCCCTGATCTGCTCGTCGGTCAGTTCATCCGCAATCACACAGGGAACGGTTTTCAGCCCGAGGGACTGGGCCGCCTTATATCGGGTATGACCGGCCACAATCTCATGGTTGGCATCGATCACCAGCGGAACGAGAAAACCAAATTCCCGAATGCTGGCAGCCACGTTCTTCACGGCCTCATCATTCTTGCGAGGATTCCGGGCATACGGGTGTATGTCTTTCAAAGATAAGTTTTGAATATTCATGATTAACCTCCGCGCCTTGCGGTCAGCAGGCGTTCCATCATATCGTCGTGGGGTGTTGCACCCTTGTATTCCACGGAGCAGTTTTCGCGTACTACTTGGTAAATCTGATACCACAGGGTGTTCGCCTGCTTGGAAAAGCTCTGGCTCATCGCCACATAAGGCGACGGGATGGCATTGCCCGTGGTGGGATGCTTGGCAAGGAAACCGTATTCAGTAATACATTCCTCGCACTGAATCCAGCGGGAGATCGCCATGGCGTACTGCTCCAGAATCTGCGCCGGGATCAGCTGAGCGCAATTGCGCTCGGCAAGCCATTTCCACGTTTCCTCATACACCTGCATGGCGACGAGGTCTTTGCCATTTTTCTGCTGCGCGGAAAGGAATGCTTTCGGCGGCGGCATGGTCTGCCCGTGAAGATCGGCAGCATCGTCCGTGAAATCCAGCACGGTCAGCTTGCGCTTGCCCGGATTTCCGTCCGCGATGTTATCCGCGAGCGCCTTTTTCTTGCGCCCGGCTCCGATCCGTGCGCCGCCTTGTCCGTTTGCCATGATTTCACCTCCTCAGGACAACAAAAGGCAGGGCCTATATACCCTTTTTGAAAGCGCGAAATATCACGCGAAGGGGCGGCCCCGCTATGTGGTGCGATTCATTTTGAGATTTGAGAGCCCCCTCGGGAGCCCCAGCGTCCGCCTTCCTTGGCGGTGATCCTCGAATGGCAGGGCTTGCAAAGCGCCATGAGATTGTCCTCATCATGGGTGCCGCCTTCTGCCAGCGGAATAATGTGGTGTACTTCCTGCGTCGCCGTGATCCGGCCCTCGCGCCTGCATACCTCGCACAAGGGATGCGCCAGCACAAACCTGCGCCGGATAGCTGGCCACACGCCGTTGTACCGTTTCTTCATGTCCGGCGAACGACCGTGGCGATTGTACTGGGATGTGACCAGCTTCTGGTGAGCAGGGCAATATTGCTTGTCGGTAAGCTCTGGGCAGCCG